TCCTAAAGTAAAAGCAGAGCAATACCTTAAAGAGGTCATGTCTCGCTATAGAAATAAACTTGTCTATGATGCGAACACTGGAGAAATCCGTGATGATCGTAAGTTCATGTCCATGATGGAGGACTTTTGGTTACCTCGCCGTGAAGGTGGTAGAGGAACTGAAATTACAACTCTTCCTGGTGGTCAGAATCTGGGAGAACTCTCGGATATTGAATATTTCCAGAAGAAACTTTACAGAGCACTTGGTGTTCCTGAATCCAGAATCGCTGCTGATGGTGGTTTTAACCTTGGTCGTTCTTCTGAAATTCTGCGTGATGAACTGAAGTTTTCTAAGTTCGTTGGTCGTTTGAGAAAGCGTTTCTCTGCATTGTTCAACGATATGCTCAAGACTCAACTAATTCTGAAGAATATAATTACTCTTCAGGACTGGGAAGAGATGGGTGATCACATTCAATATGATTTTCTTTATGATAATCAGTTTGCTGAACTTAAAGAATCTGAGATGATTCAGAGCAGACTGACGAATCTTGCAACTATTGAACCTTATATTGGTAAGTTCTATTCTACAGAATATGTAAGAAAGAAAGTTCTTCGTCAGACTGATCAAGAAATCATTGAGATTGATGCTCAGATTGAAGATGAAATTGTAAAAGGTATTATTGCAAATCCAGCAGCAGTTGATCCTGTCACTGGACAACCAATCGCAGATCCCATGAGTGCTGGTGCAACTCCAACAGAACCAGACTTAGAATCACAAGGTAGTGCTACTGAAGTAGACGGAAAACAAGCAGAGATATAAATAGAACATATACATCATTGTTTCATGGAAAATAGTATTGTAGATTTGATTGCACAGGATTCTTCTGCGGCGGATGTTTCCGACGCAATTAAAAATTCTTTGTATGCAAAAGCTGCTGAAAGAATTGACGCTGCAAAACCACATGTAGCAACTTCAATGTTTGACGAACCTGCAGAGGATGAAGTTGAAAATGAAGTAACTCAAGACTCACAAGAGGATCAAGAATAATGGCAAGAACTTTATGTAAAGGTGCTGAGGCAGCCTGTCCAACAACAACTGGAGCTGCAACTAGTTTTTCTCAGGCGACTGTCGTTCGCCTAGTTAATACACATAGTAGTAATCATCTTGTCACTGTCGTTGAAACTCAAAGTGGTGATGTTGTTGGTTCTTTTACACTACCAACAGGATCAGTTGAATATCTAGAAAAAAACCCTACTCAGTGTGTATTTGCCGCAAATGCTGGAGTATTAGGTTCAAAAGTAGGATTTACCGCATAAAAAAATGAAACTCATCACAGAAGAAATTTCGGACATTCAAATTATCACCGAAGGTAGAGGTGCTAAAAAAAGAATGTGCATTGAGGGCGTATTCCTCCAAGGCGAAATCAAAAATCGCAATGGAAGAATGTATCCTATTCGGACCCTTGCTAATGAAGTATCTCGTTATAACGAAAGTTTCGTTAAAAAAGGTCGTGCTCTAGGTGAACTCGGACATCCTGATGGTCCTACTGTAAACCTTGACCGCGTTTCTCACAAAATTACTTCACTCACTCAAGAGGGCAATAATTTTAAAGGTAAAGCACAACTCCTTGATACCCCTATGGGTAAGATTGCACAATCTCTAATTGGTGAAGGAGTAATGCTTGGCGTTTCTTCTCGTGGTGTAGGTTCACTTCGCATGACCAATGAAGGTCATAAAGTTGTCGGTGAAGTTTTTTTGTTGGCAACTGCTGCTGATATCTTTGCCGACCCTTCTGCTCCTGAAGCTTTTGTTTCTGGAATCATGGAAGGAAAAGAGTGGGGTTGGGAAGGTGGAATCCTTCGTGAACAACTTGCAGAAAAGACTCAGAAGAGAATTAACACTCTAGTTGATCAAAAAACCCTTGACGAGCATAAGCTCCAGTTATTTAATGATTTCTTATCAATTCTTTGATTTATAAATAAATATAGATTATACCAAATTTAATCGATACAAATGTCCGCTAATAGCAACTTACAGGAAATGGAAAACGCAGTAACTAAAGGAGCTGCTCCCGCTGAACCAATGCAGGCTAGTGGTGTTCCTTACGAAGATCTTGGGGGTCCAACTCCTGAGAACTCCAGACCAGACGACGACTCTAACAAACTCGCAACTCCTGGCGCTACCCTTAAGCAAGTTAAGGATGTAGTAAACGCCAAGGCTGCTCCTGCTGAAGAAGTAGAAGTAGATGAGGATCAAGAAGTCGTTGCTGAAGCTGAAGAAGAAACCGCTGAAGAAGTAGTATCTGAAGAAGAGACTACTGAAGAAGAGGTTGTAGCTGAAGCAGAGGAAAACACTGAGGGAGTCATCCAAGAACAAGAGATTGACATCGAGGGCGATGTTCAAGCTCTGCTTGAGGGTGAAGAACTCTCCGAAGAGTTCCAAGAAAAAGCACGCACTATTTTTGAAGCTGCTATTAAGACGAAAGTTTCTGAGATAAAAGAAAACCTTGAGACTGCTTACGAGCAGGCACTCGTGGAAGAAGTTCAAAACATCAAAGAAGCACTGGAAGATCGCATCGACGGTTATCTTGAGTATGTTGCCGATGAGTGGGTTCAAGAGAATGCACTTGAAGTTGAGCAAGGTCTCAAGACTGAGATGACCGAATCTTTCCTTGAGGGTATGAAAACCCTTTTTGAAGAACATTATGTAACAATCCCTGAAGATAGATATGATGTGCTTGAAAGCATGGTAGATAAATTAGATGATATGAAGTCTAAACTCAACGAGCAAATTGATCGCAATGTTGCTCTTAATCGTAGATTAGCCGAATCCACTTCTGACGTAATTTTCGCAGAAGTTGCCGAGGGACTCGCTGAGACCCAAAAGGATAAGTTCGCTTCTCTCGCTGAAAATGTTGAGTTTGAAAGTGACAGAAACTATCGTGAGAAGCTTGTAACTCTGAAGAAGTCTTACTTCCCAGAGGAAACTGGCGCTCAGAGAGATCACACTGAGACAATCTCTGAGGGAACCGAATCTGTAGAGTCGAAATCCGTCTCTCCAATTATGGAATCCTACATGCAGACTCTTAGTAGGGTCGCTAAAAAGTGATTATTAATTATAGTTCAAACTAACTTTTAAACCGAGGTAAAATTCAAATGCAAATGCCTTCTAACGAGGTACTGCAGGAGAAGTGGGCACCCCTTCTGGACTACGACGGTCTTGATAACATCAAGGACAATCATCGTAGAGCAGTTACCGCTCAACTCCTGGAAAACCAAGAAATCGCTCTTCGTGAGGAAAGTGCTTTCCTCTCCGAATCTCCAACCAACGCTGTTGGTAACGGAGGTTACACCTCCGGCGGCGGTCAAACCGTTGCTGGTTTCGACCCCGTTCTGATCTCATTGATCAGACGCTCTATGCCTAACCTGGTCGCTTATGACCTCGCTGGCGTACAACCAATGACCGGTCCTACTGGACTGATCTTCGCAATGCGTTCACGCTACAAGACTCAGGGCGGATCCGAAGCTCTGTTCGACGAAGCAGATACCGCATTCTCTGGTCAGAACAACTCTTCCAACCTCGCTAACGGATTTACCGCTGGTAGCGTTGGTATGGGTACTACTGGTCAGTCTGGTTCAAACCCTGCCGCTCTGAACCCATCTTCGGGTATCAACGGTTCAACATACTCTGTTGGTCAGGGTATGCGTACAGACGACGCTGAAGATCTTGGAAGCGGTGCTTCTGACACCTTCAACGAAATGGCATTCTCGATTGAGAAGGTCACCGTTACTGCTAAGAGCAGAGCTCTGAAAGCAGAATACTCCCTGGAACTCGCCCAGGACCTCAAGGCAATCCACGGTCTGAATGCTGAAGCCGAACTGGCTAACATTCTCTCCACTGAAATCCTTGCGGAAATCAACCGCGAAGTCATCAGAACCATCTATCGTGTTGCTGAGCAAGGTGCTGCCACCAATGTTGCAACCGCAGGTGCTTTTGACCTCGACGTTGACTCCAACGGTCGCTGGTCTGTTGAGAAGTTCAAGGGACTTATCTTCCAGATCGAAAGAGACGCTAACGCGATTGCTCAGCGCACTCGTAGAGGCAAGGGTAACATGATCATGTGCTCTGCTGACGTTGCTTCCGCACTGACCATGGCTGGTGTACTTGATTACACCCCTGCTCTTAACGCCAACCTGAACGTTGATGACGCCGGTAACACCTTCGCTGGTATTCTTGCTGGTAAGTATCGCGTTTACATCGATCCATATGGTGCTAACAACGCCGCTGATCAGTACTATGTTGCTGGTTACAAGGGTGCTTCCCCATATGACGCTGGTCTATTCTACTGCCCATACGTTCCTCTTCAGATGGTTCGTGCCGTTGGTCAGGACACCTTCCAGCCCAAGATCGGATTCAAGACTCGCTACGGCATGGTTGCCAACCCATTCGCTCAGGGTACAACCGTCGGCGCTGGTGCTCTTACCCAGAATACCAACCGCTACTACCGTCGCGTCAAAGTTCAGAATCTTATGTGATCCTGGTTCACATATTTCTTCAGGGGGGTCGCAAGACCCCCTTTTTTTGTCTAAATATAGTATAAGATTTAAATACTATGCCAGAGAAAAAAACTTTTAGTGAGTTCATGAATTTCTTTGGAAATAAAAAGCAACCTTCAACTTCACCATCAGTTTCCAAAGACACAAAGGTTCTAGCGTATAAAAATTATAATCCAGGTGTTTTAAACAAAACTACTGGAGAGTTTACCCAACGTGACCATACACCAGATGAAGCAAAGAGATATGGTTGGAAACCTGTAAAAACAAGTTCTTATGGTCCTGGAGATACCACATCTCAGGCATATAATACTGGAAAGGATAAAGTTCAAAGAACTGCCGATGGAACTTCCTTTACAGGTGCTACAAGAGGTGTAGCAGTTCCTTATAAGTACAAAGCAGGTGAAGTCCCAAAAGGAACTTGGACAGGAACTCCGTCAGTAAAGTTTGGTACTAATGTCCAGTTTACCCAAAAACCAATGGGTACAGACACTAAGGTAACAAATGCAAAAGTAAGAGATACTGGCAATTTTGGTGCGGCTGGTGAGGTAAATAAGAGTACCAGTTTTGATTTGATGAGACAGACTGCTAGAGATGTAACTAATAATTCAAAATTAACTCCAACACAATATGGAAAAAGAACACTATATTCTCGTATTAAAGATCGTAACAAGTAATTAACATGACTGTTTCTCAATTTAGAAACCAAATACAAAACAGAAATTTCCTTTCTCCTGCTGGGTTTAATTTTTCACTCTCAAAGGAACCAAAGGCATCTTTCTTCTGTACGAGTGCCACGATTCCAGAAATTAGTCTGGCGGTTGAAAAGCAACCTTCTTATCTGAAAGACCTTGACATCCCAGGTCAGAAGTTGACGTATGGAGATCTTACACTAAGATTCTTAGTAGATGAGGATATGTCAAACTATATGGCAATTCACAACTGGTTGACTGGTCTTGGATTTCCCGAAAGCACTCAAGACTTTAAGGACTTGATTACTGACTCTGATGGAATTCATGATATGGAGGAACAGTTTAGTGATGGTTCTCTCACTATTTTGAATAGTAATTACAGAGCAAACACAATTGTCAAGTTCAAGAATCTGTTTCCGATTGGGTTGACCTCTCTTGACTTTGATACCACCGTCACGGACATTCAGTACTTTACAGCACAGGCAAGATT